AGCTTTCATTTTAGATGTACCATAGTGTACATAGGTACCATAATCTGCTCCTGTTGGAGCTATATCCAATACGAATGTATATTGTACACCATTGGTTAGTTTATTCTCTCTACCTATCTTATCGGGACTATTCTGAGGAGATGTTACAAACTTTGAAAGTAAGTTACCAGTAGCAAAGGCTTTAGATGATAGGGTTTTGTACCCATTATAAGATACACCAGGGTAAATTGCTTTACCTGCTGCTTTCTTATACGCCTTTGCTACATCACTTAATGTTTTCATATGTTAACAAGTTGGTGGTGTATTCGCAATACCAAATCCACCTAAATCAATTATACCAACCGCACATATTACTGTTTGAAGGCCTGTATAAGATTGATATTCACCATTTGAATCAATGTAAGTTACAGTTGAACTTCCTAATGAAATTAAAGAATAGTTGTATGTAATATTTGTATCATCACAATCGGTAAACCATTTGTAATTTATATATCCACCATCGTAAGTTATAAATTCAGTTGGAGTTACATTATCAAAATCCAACTTTTCAGTTTCAATACTTTCTAAACCTACAATGTTGTAAGTTGCGTAATCTCCTTCGATACCATTTGTCCAAAATGAGCCGCTAGCTTCAGGAGGTGCTTCGTTAAATGTTACATAATAAGATGCTGATGTTGCACAACTCTCAATTTTGTATGCTGATATATTATCAGATGGATTCAAATCAAATAAACAAATGTTTCTATCGTTATGTACTCTCAAAGTAAAATCAGCCGTCCATCCAGCTAATCCGTTATCGAAATCTTGCTTAAAGGCTGTACAACTTACTGTACCATTAACTTCAAATCCTTCTTCCTTTCTATCAGTAAAAGAAATCAAATCATTTAAGATAGAAAGTGTGTTAGCATGAATATCAACAGTATCATCAACACCTTCAAACTCTATCGTTTGTACGTTATGTGAACCTGATGATTCGTTACCCTTTAACTTTGTTTTATCTGCTACTACAATCTGAACACCATAATCCGTAGATTTACCATCGAATGTTGCATTAGTAATGATTACGTTTCCTAAAGGATACTGAGGGAACTCAAATGTATCGATAGAAAATACATCACCTTGCGTTACATACTTAATCGAAGGGTGATTCTTCATTATCATTTTAAGATAATTCAGAACGTTGTAGTATAATGTGTAATTAGTTCCGTTGCTCATATGTTATAGTTCTATTCCACCAAAGTATTGGTTTGACTGGTCTGGGTATATTTGAGTTGCGTTTCCGATTGATTGTAAGAACTCAGGTATTTGTACTGAATATGCAATTAGATAATCTTGCAAACGAGTTGCGTAGTAATCAGCGTTGTTTAAGGCTTTACTCAATAGATAATCAATCTCATTTTTACCCGGTGAGATTGAACTTTCTGATTGATGTTTGAATGCACCTTCACTTTTAAAAGATATACCACTAAAAGGGATGTATTCAACGCATGCGTACCATACCAATGTAGGCTTAATATAATCTTCTACCAATTGTTCGTAGTATCCAGTAAATGGAGTACCTGCTTCAATATCTGATTGCAATTTATCAAATAATACTGTACCTAATAGGTTCAACATATATTTGTCTTGCGCAGTGCGAATAAAGGGTAATAATTTATCTGCATCAATAGCTCCTTGTAAAGGAGTTTGTTTGATAATATCGTTTCTGGTTATAAATAATGCGTACATTGTTATTGGTTGTTTAATTCTAAGTTATCTTCCATTTGCTCAGTATTCTCCATTTGCTCATTTACCTCATCTTCTGCTTCACTAATTGTAGTATCAGTTTCTTCAGCTTGTTTAGATAAGATAGCCAATGGAGTTAATTGTTCAAAGTATAATTCTAATTCATTACCCCATCCACCTTTTCTAAAGATATCAGCAAATGATGATATGATAGTATTTTGGAATGGTTGTATTGTCATCGTTTGCATGATACTAAATGCTGTCATCATTTCTTCGCTCTGAGAGGAGAAACCATTGTTAGCGGTACGGATACCAAAGAGTAGTGGAGATGTTACTCTATTTGCCACTAAGATTCGGTCCTGAGAGTACTCTGCAACGTACTGATACTTCTCATGTAAGTTTTCCGTTTGAATTGTATCAATTGTTGGTTTGTTAGCCGCATCATCGTTGAATGATAACATAAATCTACCAGCGTTTCTAGTACCAGTAAATTTGTTAACGATGTTTGATTCGATTACTTGTCTTTCTTCAGGTGCTGGAACTCCGTTATTTAAGTTAACCATTACCAAAGGTAAGAATCCGTTTTCGATATTGTTGATATGAAGGTTACTCAATTCAGCTTCTACAAATGAGAACTGAAGTGCTGAAATCCAATCAGGCAATCCATAGTAGTATGTACCTGGTGAATAGTTCTTACCATAGTATATCTCCATAGGTTGGTCAGAACATCCGAAGGCTGGTATTACTTTCTTATTCTTTTGTGCTCTATTATCAGTCCAATCAGTACAATAGAAATATGTTTCAACCTTTGGCTTATCATACAACTTTTCAGCTCTTACGTTTTGTACAGGTATGTGATAGATTTTCTTTACCTTAGTGTGTTCATCATTCCACCATACTTGTGCAGCAAAGTTACCATAAAGTTTTAAATCAAATGCTATCTTCTTAACATCTTCCTGGTCAATCATCTTAGCCAATGCAGCATCAAATAAATCATTCTTAGAGTACATCCCCTTACCAAAGATTAAATCAGCAATACCCTCAATACAAGCTGCGTTAGTTGTAGAGGTGTTAAATGCATCAGTTACAATTGGGAAGAAATCATCTTGGTCCATTATACCAATTGGTACCCAACTATATCTTGTTTTAGTATCTTCAGTAATGATTGGAATATCTTGCTGAGATAAGTTTAATACTGAGAAGTTTGTTTCTTTCTTCATATCTTAAAAAATAATGTATTCGTTTGTTGTCACATTTGATTTAAATTCGTTATCTAAATGTGATTTATATTGAGTTGTATCGTTAGATGCGGATGCAAACACTTTGTAGGTACCATACCATACTTTGTTACTACCACTATCTTCCATATATGCTCTATATTCACCACCATCGATAGCTCCACTAATCTCAGCTTCAAATTTAATGATTGATTCCGATGATGTGTATTCAGCTGATAACGATTGGGTAGTGTTTACCAATGTTTGCATATTTTGGTAATACATAGTGAACGTAGGTTCGGTTGTTTGTTCAATTCTGAACGTATTTGTATTACTTCCGCTTAAATAGTATGAATTCATAGTGTATATAAGTGTTCTTTATCTATTATTTAACAATGAAACATCTGAACGTAGTTATAAGACACAAAAAAAAGGGGATGAATCATCACCCCCTTTAGTTCTTACATCGTTAATATACGATGAGCCTTATAATAGTAATTAAGAAGTTACAATTGTAGGTGCAGTTATCGCTGCAAATGGGTCATCAACAGTTGAACCAGAGATAAATCCAGCAGGAAGTTGCTCTTCACCAGTCATAGTAACTGAGTAACCATATAGGTCACCAAGTCCACCACCAGTTTGAATTGTTCCAGCAGTTAAATCTGCTCCTCTATCTTGTCCCACTAACAAAGCATCTCCTGCATTCGTATGAACTACAATTTGAGGTCTACCATAAGCTAAAGTTTTTAGCTCAGTTGTCATCTCATTAGTTAATTTCTTTAAGTTAAGAGTTAACTCTTGAGTGAAGAAGGTAGTACCATTTTCTCTGCTACTATTAACAGTCTCAGTATATGCCGATGTGCCCTTTAGCTCATATTTGTAAGCAGTAAGTCCTGAGAATCCAGCAGTTACCTCACCATCGCTAGGTCTTGTAAAAGTTGACCCACTAACGAAATTGATGAAATAAACGGCTTGTAAGCCACCTACCGATTCTTTACAAACTTCCTGTCTACCAGCTGTTAAATCACATGCCATAATTTTAAGTTGTTTTTCTGTTAATAATAATTGTTAAAAATATGAAGATTAAGGGGAGGGTTAACTCCCCTCATCTTCTATATAGTCATACCTACTTACGCAGGGATGTGGATTGCGATATCACTAGCGATACCAAACTGAGTATCAGCGGTGTATCTCATAATCACACGATAGTTTTGTGAACCATCGAGGTCAGCCATGTCTAACACCTTAACTTCATTGTAGTCACTCATCAAGCCAGTCCCGAAGAACATATTTGATTTCTCAGCTGCTACCATGTAAGATGCTGTCATACCTGGACACGTTACTAAATCGATACCATTGAAGTTCATTGGTTTCTCACCAACAGTTACTTGGTTGTTGTATCCGTTAGCGTAATCAGTACCCAATACTTTTTGGTATGCTTTAGCTACGTTAGTTGGTACATAGATGAATAAATCTTCTTTACCAAATACAGTATCAGGAATTGATTCGTATAAGTTGTTCAATGCTGCGATTACGTTAGTTGAATCGATTGAACCAGTTGAACTAGCACCTTGAACGATACCACCACCTGCAACAACTGAAGCACTCATCGCTGGAAGGAATCCTTTGAATTGACCGTTTGTAGCAGCAGCACCTTGCCAAATTGAAGTTTCAGTTGCTTCAGCAACTTTACCACCAACGTAAGATACTAAGTAATCAGTAAAGTTAGCAGGAATCTCATCGAATGCAGAGTAGCCCAATTGAAGAGCTTCCCAAGAATCCAAGAAGTTTTGCTTACATAGTTCCAAGTTTACTTGAAGTTCTTTTGGCTCAAGGATTCTCTCATCGATAGCAACTGAACCAGAAGTTGTGAAATCACAACTTGCGTCATGTACGATACCTGATACATCCAATTTTTGGATAATTTCACGGTATTTTACGTTTGGTACTACAGTTACCAAATCGTTTTCCAATGTTTTAGCACTCAATAAAGCAGCAGCGATATATTTACCAGCGAATTCACCAGCGTAAGTCGATGTTACTGAAGGTAGTGCGAAATTTTGATTTTTTCTCATTTTTTCAGAATTTTAATTTTAGTTATAGAGTTTGGATAAAAAGGCTGATTGTCTGTTTGTTTTGTTACCAGCACTTTTTGGGGTTTTTACTTTGGAAGCCATAACAGGGGCTCCATCTAATTTAGGAAGTTCTTCTTCCTCAAGAATTTCTTCTTCAACTTCTTCTTCAACTTGCATTTCAGCTAGCTTCTTTTCAAGTTCTTCGATTCTGTAGCTCATCTCTTCAACGGTTTTAACAACCTCTTCCAAGTTGATAACTACTTCCTCTTTCTCCTCACCTTCAGAAATTTCTTCTTCCAATTCAGTTACTTCTTCAGAACTCATCTCTTCTTCAGCTTCAGGCTCTTCAGTTGCTTCTTCAACATTCATTCTTTCGGTGATGATTCCATCCTTAGTAATGATACGGATACGAACTTCGTTTCCTTCTTCATCCTTTAAGAATAACTCATGCTCACCATCAGGTGCAGGTGTTTTAGTACCATCTTCGGCAATTACCTCAACAGCTTCACCTACATCGAATGTAGCAGATTCAACTACAGTCCCATCTACTAAAGCAGCGGTAACAAAGCTAACTTCCTTTTTCGTTTCCGAAGAAAGTAAAGTCATAATCTTGTTTAAGACAGTGTTTGAATTCATATTAATAATATTTAATGATTAAAGTTATAACAATTTTGTTTGGATATTTCCAATTTTTTGTTTATACTGGTATTAAAGTAGATGAAGATATAAATGTGTGGTACACATATGAACCTGATATATTAATATCCCCTCCACTAAATTTAGCTTCGGTTCCACTATATCTAATTACTACAATACCACTACCACCATTACCACCATCTGTTACATTGTATGGTGTATTTCCACTAGCATCTCCACCGCCACCACCGGCTCCAGTGTAATTACTACCATTTCTATCAGCGCCCGTACCAGACCCACCGGTTGTTCCACCGCCATCATTACCTCTGATAATACTTGCAACCGAATTATAACTACCTTCACCTGCTCCACCACCTGCTCCAGCTTCTGAACCAGAGTATGGCAACCAATCAATAATTAATGGTTCTCCACCATGACCACCTTTACTAGCCCACAATGGTATTAAATCATCATAATATGTATATCCATCTGAACCAGATACTATTGCTCCTTCAAATATCTCTTCATAATAAACAACAGGACCTCCACCACCACCGGCTGAGTATTGGTATATGGTTGGTGCATCTCCATATCCATTAACTGATGTAGGGTTAAATGTACCACCTTCTAATCCAAATCCAGTACCACTTCCACTTCCTGCAGAAGATGCTTCCCACATTCCACCACCGCCATTACCACCATCGCTACCATTGTTATGAAACTTTTGGTCAGTTTTATAATAACCACCACCGGCTCCACCACCTAATGCTAATGACATTGTTGTTGCGGGTGAAATTATCATTGAATCTCCACCATTTGAACCAGTACCATAATTATTATTAGTTACTGAACTAAGTGTAGCTGCTCCTAATAATCCACCTTCACCAACTATTATAGTATATTGATTAGCAGTATCTAATGTAAGCGGTTCTGAACCAAAGAAGTTGGTTTGGACTTCACCACCACCACCTCCGGCTCCACCTGCTCCACCGCCACCACCACCGGCAACTAAAACGTAATCTACTTCTACCGGCTCAAAGAATGGAATGCTAATACTATTTGACCCAAGCTTATTACTTAATGGTATATCTCCTAAATATGATTTATACAAATTTGCCATATCTTAACAAGGGTCAATTGATGTTATCATACCATTAGGTCCAATGTATATAGAATAATTCTGCATCATTGCTGTATCTTCATATCCAAAGTACATACTCTCAGGTGCGTACATCATCAATCCAGAATCAGTATATAAAGTATCACCACTTTCAGGTACTGATGTACCAGCCATATTTGCTGGGTCTTTTGTAATGTACATATCATGCGAAGCACTCATTCCAATAGCAGAACAAGCATCCATTGCTGATGCTACACCAGTAGTTCCCATATAATCGTTATCCCATACAGTAAAGAAATCACCTCCAGCTGGTGGGTCACCACCACCATCGCCCATATCCATATACTGAGATGATGAGTAATCGTTTACAATGTTAATTAGTTCGTTTAGTTTAGCTCTGATATCAGATGCCGAATCTCCGTTGAATATTTCGTTAATCATAATGTTTTTTATTTATTCTGTCCAATTTTGAGTATCATCCCATACTCCGTTATCATCCCATACACCATTTGCTAATAACCAATTATCTCCACCTTCAGGTTGTACGATAGGGTTTTCTTTATTTCCTTCGTTTACACCTTGTATAGAATCTCTAATTAACTCATAT